CTTCAGGCGGGTGTTTCGAGTACCCGCCTGGAAGAGGGGAGGGGAGGGTGACTGGTGTCACCTAGCACACTTAACATCAAGTACAAGGTGTGCTTTGAGGCTGCAAAACAGCCTCTGGTTTGGCGATGAGCCCAAGCTCGATCGCCTGATCCCGGTTGCCCGGGTTGTCCAGGAACTCCATGAGTTCGGCTGGGTTGTTGTTGAACTGCGAACGCAGTTCGGCGTCCAGTTCGAGGAAGGCCGCGTCGGCCGACTGGATCGCATTGAGGGCGGACTGGTAATCGAAGACGCCTTCGAAGTCCTGGTAAAGCGGAGGGCTGGCCACGGTCGGCAGCTGGCCGGTGATGTTGAATCGACGAACGATTTCGTTGATGTCGCTTTCCTCTTTGAATTGCTGTTGGGTGTATGACTTGTCCAGGCACGCGAGGCCTGTTTCGAGTGACGCCTGGTCACGGTCATAGTTGTTTGCGGTACGGATGAACATGGTTTGTTTTTCCTGCGAAATGTTGACTATTTGTATTATGTAGGCGTTATGTGAAAGGGCGGTCAAGGGACGCGCCGGTGATTATGGTTGACAGTTCTGTCACCCCATTTAAACGGGTTGAACATACCCACCGCATCTTTAGCGGTAGATAACCCGTATTCAGTATACGGTTGCAGCTGGCCAGCTTTGCTTTTGGCGAAGTCGGCGTAAGGTTGTTCCTGGTCATTGGACTGTTGCTGGCCTTTCGTCCTGGCGTTCAGATTTTTAAGTTCCGCTGGCAGCATCGTCCGAATCTGGTTGCCCCTGGCTGAAGCCAAGTTGGCTTCGGCAGTGGTAAGTCCGCCAGTAAGCGCGTAGTTCGGACGCCTTGCAATGTAATCAGCCGCCTGCTCTTGAGCCACTATAGCATCGGCCTTCGCCTTTTCTGTCTGAGCATCGATGTTCTCGGTGGTCGCGACAATGTTTGCGTTGGTGGCCTTGGTGTTCGCCAGCTCAGCGAGAAAACTCGCTGTCTGACGGGCACTAGAAACCGCAGGGTCCAGTTCGTTTTGCATAGTAGCCGTGGAACCACCCATGGTACCGTTTGGGCCTTGGCTGTAGGCAAGCATAGGGTTGAGTCCCGCCGCTTTCATGTCGCCCGTGGCCCGTTGCCATTGGGTCTCAGATTGGCGTTGCTGGAAGTCCATTTGGCTTTGCGCTTGTTGGGCGTTGGCCGCATTGGTTTGGCGTTGTCCTATGTAAGACAGGCCGGCTGCGCCTAGTGAGGCACCGGCGCCGAGTAACTTGCCCCAGTCGGTAGCCGTAGAGCCTTGAACGTTGACACGAGGTAGCTGGGCGATTCCATCCGGCCCAGGAGTCGAAGCAACGCTCGAAGCTGAAGATCCGCCACCAGGCGGCTCGAGCGATGGCGCGGTAAGCGACTGGAGCGCTTTGTAGCCGGTGTAAGCCCCGCCAACGGCAAGGCCTACCTTGGCTACTTTTTTGACACCCTTCCAGATTTTTTTGAAGAGTCCCATGTTGGCCTCAGAAGTGGTCGATCATGCCGGGCTGGCTGTACATCGGCAGAGGACGGGCTGCTTTGATATCAAGGAACGAATCCAAGATGAGTTGCTGACCGTTTGCTGCGGCACCAACTGCCAGCACGCGTGACAGAGGCGGGGTCTCTTCGATGAAGGTCTGAGCCAGAGTTGGGAGTGCAGTGAATCGCTGGGCAAGATGCCAAGCATCAATGGTTCCTGTGGCCGTTGAACGGAATAGACCCGTAATTTGGCTTGGGTTGTAGCGGTATTCGCTCCAGCGTTCTTGGTAGCCGAAAACGTTTTCGTCGTTTGCTGATCCATCGCAGTAGATTTCCTTGTTCAAGACGGCTTGTTCGCCGAGGTGAGAGAAAACGGGGAAGTAATAGTCGTACCTGGAACGGCGCGACCACATTTTGCGCAGGCCCTGCTGGTACGTTATGTCGGCACGGATACTGACGAGTCCGATAATCATCCCGTGTTCGACGAATGACGAGCTGAACCCATGGTTCATCGCCAGGGCAGTAGACATCGCGCCCAGGTTGCCAAGCGGTGTCGTAGCGCCGGTCTGGCCGGTGGCGCTAGTTTGGGCAATCGGGTTGAACACGATTGGGGTTGTTCCGCCGCCGAGATATTCGGGGCGCTGCAGTCGAGCGTCAGGCGAACTAACTCCAAAGTGAGAGCGGACCAGTTCGGTGTAACGGGTTCCTCCACGGGCATCCCTTTCGAGCAGGCGTTGAAGTTGAAACGATTGGCGCAGCTGGTTGATCGTGGCCGACGTTGCCTGGCTGAGATCCGCATAGAGACCGTTGACGGCAGTACCCGATGGGCCGTAAGTGAGACCGCCAGTTGAAGCCGGTGCAGCACCGGCCTGAATTGCATACGGCGAGCTGGTCGACGCAAAGACGTTAAAGCCTGCAGTCTGGCCGTTAGGCGTGAAGCTGACCTGGCTGCCAGTCGATTTAAGGGGAGCCGACGTTCCTAGGGGCAGGGTAACTGCCGTGTTTCCTTTTTGGGGCCAGGGTAAGCAGCTGGTGAAGTAATCATGGCGCTTGCCTCGACGGCGCAGGCTGTAATTTGCATAGCCATCAGGGCCGTCGTCAGTAACTTCGATGCTCGGAGTAATGAGGTTTTCATCGCGAAACCATTCGTTGTAGATGAGGTTGTAAGCACGGAGCCACATCGAAGAATGTGTCACCGTAGCGGCTGCGCCCACTTGGCCCTTCGTTGGAAGGCCCATGTAGTCGTAGATCGAGTTGACGTCGTAGCCGCCAACTGGTGAGGTCATTTGCGGAGTAAGGTAGGAGATCGAGTCTCCAGGTGAGTCTTGTTCGCCCATGAGTTTCACCCAGTTTTTCCAAACTAGGCGATTGGGGACGAAGAAGAAAAAGGTGTCGATATGGAGGTTGTCCATAACCGGAAATAGCGGTGTAGCCAGGCGTGCGAATATGGTGGCCTTGGCGTTGAACGTGTCGCCTGGAAGAACTTCGTCCACGTAGAACGGGACGAGGTATCCAGAGTCGATCGTGGTCTTGTGGGTTTTTTGGATTGAGAAGCTCGAGCGAGGTATCTCGGCTCGAGGCGTCATAGCGAACCGGTGCGTGTTCACCGATTGGTTGCGGTGCATCATGATTTAGGCCTTGATGAAGTCGGCGCCGCGGCAAATGCGGACGTCGGCGATGGTGATAAAGGTTCCGGTCTGGTCGTCGTAGTCAGCGACGTGGTGCAGACTGAAATCTGACGGATGGCGAGAAAGATCGCTTGGGTTTTCTTGGTTGGAAACTTCGTCCTGGAACGAACGTATTGCAGCGCCGAGCGCTGGGACGAAGACTGGTCGGCCATAGGTAAGGGTGGCTTGATCGAAAATTGAAACGACTTTGTGAATCATGTTTTGTTCCTGGTGAGTGATTTGATGCGGAGGTGCTGGTGCTCCTCCTTGGTGTTCAGGCGTTGATATCCGTCTTCTGGGGTGTAGACGACAGCGTCTTCTCGGGCGCCTTTGGTGGACGCCCACGACGCCGGATCGGTGCGCTTGTGGAGCACGTCGTAGTAGCGGGGTGGTTTTGTTTGTTGACCTTCATGGATTGCGACGTCCTGGTTGGTGACGTCGGATCCGTATTTGGCGAACCAAGGTGCGCCGATGCCGGGTTTGAGTGACATTCGCGAGAATTCTGGAGTTCGATAAGTGATCTCTCCAGTATCGCTGTCAGTGTTTGCATAAGCGGCATTTGTTTTGTCATCCCATTTCAGTTTGTCCATCATGTAGCGTGCGCAATAGGCAGCTGATTTGGTAGTGACGTCTCCGATTAGGTGGTGGCCGTAAGGCCAGAGTTTTGCAAGGGTTGCAGAGGTATAGAGTAAGTCATTGTTTGGTGATTTAGAATGTAGCTTTTTGTCTGTGATTGATAGATTGAAGATACATGCATGATAGTGAGGACGGTTGGTTTGTGTTCCGTATTCTCCACACATATAGAACCTGACACGAGTTTTGTAGTGTTTGCGTAGACGTTTTAGAAAGAGTTGGAAATGAGGATAGTGGAGGGTGTTTCCGGGAGGTAGATTCTGGTCATCGTACGTAAGAGTGAGGAACGCGTTGTCGTCGTATAACGAGGCTTCGTGAATACAGCGTATGGACCATTGTCTGGAACGTTCCAGGCGGCAGCCGATGCACCGGCCACAAGGGAGCTTGAGTACGGATACAAGGGCCGGTCCCGGATCTCGGAAGGTTATTGCGCCGCCATCCGTACGGAAGGCGTCGAGAGGGTGGTAGCAGGCCACATTAGAGTCTCCAGCCGCCCCTCATGGGGCCGGCAGTGACGTTGGCTGCTTTGGTCTTGTGCAGGTTCCTTCGGAACTGCTTGGCGGATTTGTGCTTGTTCACATGGTGTCTCATGGCGTAGTCCTTAAGAGCGTCTTGAATGAAGGGTCAAGGTCGGGTGGTTCTTCAGGCGGGTGTTTCGAGTACCCGCCGGGAAGAGGGGAGGGGAGGGTGACTTGGTGTCACCTAGCACACTTAACATCAAGTAGAAGGTGTGCTTTGAGGCTGCAAAACAGCCTCTGGTTTGGCGATGAGCCCGAGCTCGATCGCCTGGTCCCGGTTGCCGGGGTTGTCCAGGAACTCCATGAGTTCGGCTGGGTTGTTGTTGAACTGCGAACGCAGTTCGGCGTCCAGTTCGA